AAACAAATCGCCCGCAACAGCCCACAACTGTGGGTTACCTTGGAGTAATTGACCCATTGACTCCAACGCCTCTTGGCGTTTGGTCATGTAGCTTGGGCCGGTCGTCACCATCACGTCGTAAGTACCCACGCTCGGGTTGTAAATCTTGTCTATTTCTATACCGTTTTGGTCAACTATTTTCTTGACCGGTTCTTGCTGCATGGGGTCAATCTTGGCTGAGTCAGGCTCGCCATCTTCGCCCATGATTCTAGCTACCCGCTGCGTATCGTAAATCTTAGGCACTAAGTTAATAATTTGGCGCGTGATGTGCCGAATGGCGCGAGCCAAATTATCAACGTAGTGATAAGTGCCGGTATCAGTTTGACGCTCACGCGCCATGATAGCCTTGCCTGAACGCTCGTTAGAGGTCGCACCAAGGCTTGAGTCATATTGCCCTGTTGTTGACTTAATATCGTCGCTAGCACCCGCTTTGGCTTGCAGCAAGCCACTTGACGCCATAGGGGGTTGCGCGCGCTGGGGGAGCGGTAATGCACCCCCCGCGCCGTCGGTGACATCAGGGTTAACTTCAAGGTATGGCCAGTTGGTCGTGTTGGCTGTTTTCCATTGCGTTTCGTAGCCCTCAAACTGACCGCCGTAACCAATAAACGGTGCTTTAGGTGCCAAAGCGAGCATCTCTGCCTCTTGGCTTACCCAATAGTTGTACATCCGCTGTGCGTCTTTGGCGTTGCGAACAATGCCCGAGACATGAATGCGCCCGTCAATCTCAAATTCGTTACCAACCACCCGCACAACCGGAATCCAATCACCTGCCCAATCGTTAGACTCTAGCACTTCAAAACCATTAATCTTGCAATGCTTGACCTTCTTGACATCCACAATACGGCTCTTGATTGGCTTCATGCCCATCTGAACCATCTGTTGATCTTCAGGCGAGCCCTTCATGGCACTAACATTTCCGTAATATAAATTGAGCGTAGCCTTTTCATGCTCAACGTAGTAATAATCGGCAATCCGAATAGTATCTACGCTTAACCACGGTGCGTAGGATTCGTTACCCACGCTTTGCGCCTGTAAGGACGACACGGGTTGCGCGTCAGGAAACATCCGCTCAAAGTCCTCGAGCATGAGGTCTTCAGTCACAAAACACCATTGAGCGTCTGAGCCGCACGGGTCTTGGATCGTTGGATCCATGTAGACTGAGAATGAATTGCGAATACGCCCAATCTTAATGTTCTGATCAAACGAATTAGGGTTTTCATACTCGGTCAGCAACCGTATATAGCCTTCGCCATACGCCACTTGGTTCTCACAAGCGGTGTCATACGCCACATCTGCGTCAGACATATACTCAATGTGACGCACCATGCCGTTAAAAATCTCGGCGACTTCAACGTCAGCCTTGTCGTCAGCGGGAATTACTTTCCCACTTGGTCGATTTTGGCGTTGGTCGTTGGTGACTTGTCTAACGTGCTGGGGCAGCTTGTTAATAGTAAGGCAGGGGCGCGCGTTGATGGTTTGACCTTGAACCGAGCCCCGAGTAGCCAACACGTCGGCGGGCCATTGGAACTGATTGTCCGGACTTGCTGCGTAGAATCGAAGATCATCAAGTTCATCCTCACGGCTATCAGAATAGGCGGCAATCGCCATTGTCATGCGATGCAGCGCGGTTTCTATGATGTCTTTCATACAAGTCCTATGACATCCTTATCTTTCATTAGGATCAAGTCTTCGTACTTGCGGTCAATGGTGCCGCTGTACATGACGTGATCACCTACGGCAACCATGAGTGGTCGTTTAGAGTCTTTTCTGCCTGGGCCGACTGCCACGACCACACCCGTCTGAGTATCTGTTTCGGGTAGGATTAACAACCCGCTTTGCACAAACGGGTCGGGACGCACCGCAATGTTGTCGTGTAGAGGTTGGATCATTTCTTTTTAGCCGTCTTTGCAGATTGTTTGAAATCTTTGGCGGTTGGCGCACCAGCGGCACCTGCCTTACGCATCTTTTCACCGCTTCCGGCTTTAATGCGCTCTTGCTTGGCGTGAATTGCAGCATAAAGCCCATGTTTAGCCATGATTAACATTTCCACCGTTTAAGAGATGCTTTTGCACGTTCGCCGTCTTTGGCATGGGCTGCAACCGCACCCATTCTTGCACAAAAGGACGCTTTGCGTCCCTTATCTGCTTCGGTTTTAGGATTGGGGGCGGGTGCTTTTAAGTTGCTACCTGTGGCTGCGTTGTATTTCTCACGCCCTTTGGCGGTGAGTCCAGCGCCCTCTTTGACAGATAGCTTTTCGCCACGCCCCACAGATAACGACACGGATTTCTTAGCCACTACGCCCCCATCCAAGAAGTTTGTACGCCGTTTGGCGAATAATTGCGACGTTTAGGTTCTGCATACTCACGGTGCGCGACGGGGAATGCAAACGTCACGCATATAGCATCTGCTGCATCAGGCGAGGCCAAGCCCCGCGCTTTCATGTCTTTCTTAGACTCTAAAAAGATCGTACCTTTAGAGTCGGGCTTCATTATGGGTGATATTAAATCAGTTTTAAGTACTCTGTCACTAGGAATCGACGCAGTTTTGAGCCATTGGCGCATATCACCCCACATTTGAGCCCTTAAATTACCATACATAAGCGGATTTTTGGATTTATTTCCGAAATTCACGCCCCGAATTTTGTAACGCTGCTCTTTTAGACGATCGACAACGCCGCCGCCCACGCCGCCTTCGTCAATCACCACCAACGCGGGCTTATATTCCTCAATACACTCGATTACATGGCCCACCACGGTCATTGTATCGTCGCCCTTGAAGCGTTTTATGCCAATAATGTCACGCCCTTGACGGATTGCGATCACGGTCGAGTCCGAACCAAACCGCGCAGGGTCAACACCCACAATAATAGGTGCTGATTGATCCTTTAGACGTGGCCGACGCATGGCTTCATCAACGATTGATGACGATATAAACTGATCATCACCCGCTGATGGAAAGTCACCGTAGACCTCAACCGCCGCTTGTGATGAATCGGCGCCATATTCGTCGATGATCTGCTGGTAGACCGCTTTGTCCGTACCCTCAACCGTTCTTGCGTCCACAATTTTGGTATTCCAAAAGTCACGCTTAGAGTTGTGGCATTCGTAGAAGTAGCCGGTATTTCTGCGCGGGTTCGAGAACGCCAACCAAAAGCGGTTAGGCGTGTTTTCTGTAAAGAAGCCAGCCGTCACCGCCCAAATGGCGTCGTCAATACCGGAGGCCTCATCAAAGATCACCATCACGCCGTCGTAGTTGTGCACACCGGCGTACGCATCAGGGTTTTCGCTTGACCAAAGACGACCTTCCACCGACCAATAGCGTGTGCCTTTCTTTAGGTCACGCTCGACCAACTCAGTCATCCACTTAGCGGGCATGAGCCGTGTTGCGCTGACTTCAAACCAATGGGAATTTAAAGACATCGCCAACCATTTAGTAATCTCTGCCCAGGTGACTGAGCGCAACTGTGATTCGCTGTTTGCCGAGATGATGGTGGTCGAACCAATCCGTGTAGAGAGCATCCATAAGGTTAGCCAACTGACAAGCGCTGACTTGCCAATACCGCGACCGGAAGAGGTAGCCATCCTGAACGTGTCAAAGTCAACCTTGCCGCCGTTTTGCTTAATGTGGGCGGTTAGGTCGGACAGCACCTCGCGCTGCCATTTGCGTGGGCCGGTGAAGTTCTCAAGAGGCGTACCCTTCTGACTCCAGGGGAACGCGTACAACACAAACGCTAGGGGATCATCCTTGATCTTGGGTGACCAAAGCGCTGACATGAGGCGCATCTCTTCGGCGGCGCTGTATTGTGTCGTCTGCATCCGTGGGTTCCATATCTATGGTTAGACGCGCTTCGGCTTGCTCAAGCGCTGTGATGATGCTGATCTGTTGCGTGACGTCCACCTGCACTTGCTGCTTGGCCACCCAATCGTGTTTGTGTTTTAAGAACTCCAACGCCATCTTGGCGTCGCCGCCCACGGCTGCGTCGTACACGACTTGCGACATAGTAGCCTCGGCTTCCGCACGGCCTTGCATCGCCGCTAACTCAACCACAGGGTCTAGCTGGCAGAGTTTACGAAACTCCTCGGGCATCATGCCAGCCCGTAACGCCAAGGCGTCATTAGACAAGCCTAACTTTGCGGCTTCGTAGACGCGCAACAAACGCGACTCGGTGGCGCGGACTTCGCGGGGTGTGAAGTGTAGAGATAGCATTTTGCGATTGTAGGTCATGTC